TTCTTATATTTGGGGTCTAAAAATTAAAAAAGAGCCTTTATACTCGTTTTATCCCTCATATAGTTTGTTATTACGCTTTTTGTTATGTTAAAAAGGTAGATGTTCCGGAGTTTTTATCATTAAGATTTCTATCTTTGTTTTACAAATGATTTACGAAAAATAAAAAAATATGGCAACTGTATCATGGGTAGTATTTAAGCATCATAAAAAATCGGATGGTACATACAATCCCAAAATCCGAATATCACATAACAGAACATCATCGTATATATCAACTCCCATATATACGGATATGGTTCGATTTAAGAAAAAATCGGCTTCAGGTACTATTACTTTAGAAAAAATAAAAGAAGAACTTGATGATATAGTGAAGGAGTATCGCCATATTATAAATGATAATCAAGAGATTGTCCAGGAATGTGAGACGTCTAAGGATATTGTTTTAATGATCGAAAGACGGAAGAAGCGTAAGGATATAGATTTCATAGAATTTGCTAGACAGCATATCCAAATGACTCCCAATGCGGGGACTAGAACAGTTAAGACTACCGGAATAAATGCACTTTGTCATTTTCTTAAATATAAAAATGGTAATGATAAACTCTCAATAAAAGACTTAACGTCTAAGTTATTAAGAGAATACGAAGGATGGTTGCGAAAAGAAAGATTAATCACTGTCAGGCAAAACAGAACAGCAAAACAAGAGTATAGGACAATTAGAAAACCGGCTTTAAATGATACCGGTGTGCATTCTTATATGGGGGTAATCCAGTCTGTATTTAATGCGGCCTTACTATATTTTAATGATTACGAAAAAGGAGATATTATAATAACCAATGACCCGTTTAAAGTATATACTATCCCGCCAGTCTTGGAAGCAAAGAAAAGAGCTGTAGATGTTGATATAATCAGGAAAATCTATAATTACTCTCCAATAAATAAACGAAAAAGAACTACTACTTTTACCCGTGATATTTATATTTTGTCTTTCCTGTTGGCAGGAATGAATGCGATTGATATGCTTGATTGTCAAATGGTAAACGGTAGAATAGAGTATGAACGCCAAAAAACAAAAGATCGGAGAAAGGATAAGGCTTTTATTTCTGTATGCATTCACCCTTTGGCACTCCCCATCATTGAAAAATATCGTGATCCATCTGGAAATTGTCTATTTGATTTTTATAAGAGATATAGTAATATACGTAATCTGACGAAAGGAATACATCGGGGTATGAGGTCTCTGTGTGAGGAGATTGGGATAGATTATATTCAATTCTATTCTGCTCGCCATTCTTTCGCTACTATTGCCCGTAATGAATGCGATATAAGTAAAGACGATATATCGCTATGCCTGAACCATTCAGATGGTAAGACAATAACAGACACCTATATTAAACGGGACTTCTCAAGAATAGACAAAGTAATAAGTAAAGTGGCCGACTATGTATTTGGAGAAAGCCTTTCCAGTACTTCGTCTATAAACAATGATCTGTAATGCGGGCACTCTAATACTCCCTTTTGCTTTGCTTCCCGATAGACTGAAGAGAATAGCTTTGCTTTTTCTTTTTCGGTGGTTGGTGTTTCTGCTATGGGTGTAACAAGGAACCTGCATCCCCAACCTTTGCAGGTAGGAGTGAGAGAACAGTGAAGGGCGTTTGTTCTCTCACAGGAGCAATTTTGGATATATGGGTTCATCAGTCTAATGAAATCCGATCTGTAATTTGTGTTATTTCAGGATTAAAGAAATATATAGAAGAACTGATATCTTTTCCGCCAAGGCTATTATTTCCTCTATATTTGAATTTGGCTCTATATCCTATAAAATCTCCTTTATATTCTTTTTCTTTTGTGTCATACACGTTTTTTAAGCTATCTTCCATGTGTTCAATAATTGGAATACTATCTTTCATCACCTGGATTCTTTCTTTATATAATTCTGGATATCTTGAATTTACCTCATATTCAGCTTTTTTTGACGACAGGGCAGATTGTAGTTCTCTTATAGCTTTGCCTTCTTGGCTATCCATAAATAAAGTGAATGCAGAATCTACTTTAGATATTTCTACAAATTCATAACTATTCCAATCTTTCATCGTTGTTTTTAATTCTGATTCGATAACCTCTCTTGCTTTGTCTTCATTTGATTTTCCACATGAACAAAGTGCGATGATAGCGCAAACTAATAATAGTGTCTTTTTCATAATCTCTTATTTTTTGTTGATTAATATATTTGATTGTTGTTTATTATAGTATAATACTAATAATTTATTATTTTAATACGGCATTTGGTTAAACTTTTTTTCTTCGCAAAGTGTTGACTTTCAGCCTTTGAATATAATACCTTAATCTAATACATTACCGCCTATTGCCTATCAGCCCTCAAGAAAGATATTAATTCATCCTTAGTCTTAATGGTATCATCCTTGGATTGTATAGTTGCGTCCTTTTCCGCAATAATCCGCTCTAAGTCTTGAATACGCTGTTTTAGCCTATCGAGCTCTTCCGAGTTTGATTTATCACTTGGATCAAGACGGTGTATTTCAACTTCCCCTGTTGGCTTAATAATTTTTTGAGTACCGGATTCGGGCATTGTTACGGAAATCTTCGTATTTCCTACATTATTTAATGTAGATTTACTATTGTTTCCTATAGAACCGAATGATTTATTATTATCTCTAATTGCGATATTATCACTGGAATATTGCGATACAATATCATCGCCAAATAGTCTAACTATATTGTTATATAAATCCTCTAATAATGGTTTCTTCCCTCTTTCTATTTCAGATAAATAGGATTGTGCTATGCCTATTTTATCTCCAAACTCTTTTTGGTTCATTCCCAGTGATTTACGCAAAGATGTGATATTTAAAGCATTCATATATTGATAAATAATGTTAATACTGCGATATTTTATTGCGATAATTAGCGATAATTCAAGAATATCGCTATCTTTGCATCATCGAAACGTTACAAAGATACGCAACTTTGAAATGATTCGCAATAGTACATTTATATTAAAATTAAAAAGATACGATTATGAACGCATTTACATTTTTGACAGAAACCGGAAAATTCAATAACAGCGAAATCATGAAACATGCTCATGTTTTGAAAGCGTATCGTCGTATCTCTTTGAGTGAAGCTTTGAAAAAGGCTTGGTTTCTGGCAAAGAGACAGCAAAAAGAATACAGAGAGGTTGAAGAGGAAAAGAAGTCTTTCAAGCCGGTGTTCAATGCAAGCAAGGGAAATGTATTGAAAGCGTTCTTTGCCGATAAATATACTAACTATGATAGCTCTTGGAGGTAATTATGAGCACAAAACAGATTAACGAGGAGTTAGCTTTCCTTCGGAAATACGTGGTGGATTTGGAAGGAATGGATGAAACGATTGTTCAGCGATTAACCGCCATCAACAAGACAAAGAAAGAGGTTATAAATTACTTCTTAGGTCTAATAAGTGATTACGAAGCCCTGTTAGGTTAGAATCTACGAAAGAAGCGAGCGAAACGCTTTCAGGACACAACGGTAAACCGATGATTCCTAATTCGGGATGGGAGGATTAACCCTCAAAAATGAATCCGTGTTCAGGGCACGTTAAAGTAGCCTGCGCAGATAAGCAGTATAGCCGATGCGGAGTATAGCGTAATAGCCAACCAGCGATGATATGAGCGGAAGGAAGCAACGTGAGTAAGTAATATATCGAAAAAAATCAGTCTGAAAAACATCGTCTTTATCAGTAAGAAAACGGGAATAGGCGTCCGTACGCTGATTACAATATAGCCCTACTGACGGATTGAACGGCAGCCGATAGCGAGAATCGGGTAGGGCACTTTTCTGTAGTGTTTTATTTTGTGTTTGTGTTGTATAGTGTACGGTCTGTGAAGATAGTGCACTTTTTAATAAGGATGGTTAGCTTATCGGTTAGAGCTTAGTGTTGCGTAACCAATTATCACGATTGAGAGAGGTTCGATTCCTCTACCATCCACAATAATAATCAAATAATTGATCTTATGGAAAAAGAAATTGTAGTTGACGAAAGCTATCAGACGAGCAAACTGTTTGATAAAATGAAAGTAGGGGATATTTATAAAGTCCCCTATGACAAATCCCGACATGTAGGAATAAAATCAGAAGCTGCACGTAGAAATCGTGATGCTCGATTAACTAACAAATTAAAGTCGAACATAGATTTAATGTTTCGGGTTTCGGAAACAGTAAATCCCGGATACACTTCTATTATTCGACTAAAGTAATATTTGATAGCCATGCAAAGAGTATTAACTGAACTTACTCCTGAATGCGAACTTACTACCCAAATGTATATTTCAGGATTAGAAAAAGAAGAAATTGCTGAAATAAAATGCCGGGCGTCTAGTACTATCAATAACCAGTTACAAAAAGCTTTTCAGGTTCTTAATGTCAAAAATGGGAGGCAGTTATGTCGTAGGTTCTATGAAAGAATTTCAGGTATTGAATTTACTTTTGATTTTTCTCCTGTTGTACGTGCATCTACGGCTTGGGTATTTATTGGTATATTTTCCTTTTCTCTTTTTCATGAGCAAGGCGATATGAGAAGAAGTAGGAGAACAACGGTGGAAACTTCTGTAAGAGCAAGAAGAATATAATATCTATTTGCTACCTAATTTTAACTATAAAATATGTTCTATGAAAACAATTCATAAAATACAAAATGTAATTGCGGTCATCGCTTTAGGAATGTCTATGCGTTTGGCAATGCAATTAGAAATGACTACTAACGAGACTATATCAGCCACTATAATGGTAGTCCTTACTATATTAATGTTACTGGAAAGAAGCGCTAAGGAAATTCATCAAAAAGAATAGGAGGGTATATGGATGATCCCATTATTAGCCAAGCTATACAAATAGGTATTAAATTTGGCATTGAAGCATATAAGAATGAAAGAAATGCAAATTTCAAAAATAAAAAAATTCTTATATGCAAATCCGATGCGGAAGACCGTTTCGGAAGCGGAGTTCTTAAAAATTTAGAGAAAAGAAAACTTATATATCCATATCAATTTGGTATTGAGGAAGTAGTGGATGAAGAAGGAGAACCAATCAAAAAAGCAAAAGGGTATATTTATTATAAACTATCCGACCTAATAGAAGCGATAGAAAAAGGCAATATTCTAAAATGTCTTCAAAATCGCAAATAACCATTCATTTATTAATTAACCCAATGCCGACACCCCAGGATGTCGTAGAGTGCAAGCCTCTGTATTTTATTTTAAATGTTCTATACTATCTTAGTGTCCGTTGGTTCGGTATCTAGGAACAAAATTTTGTCGTTTAAATTCATTTTCGGAGGCGTCGGTTCGTGAGGATAGGCGCTTTATTTATTTCGATTAACCACTTTAATAATATATAGTTATGAAAAAAGTAATTGTAAGAGGAGATCGTTCCGGTGTATTTTTCGGAGAGTTAGTAGAAAGAAATGGTAGTGAGGTTAAGCTCGCAAATTGTCGTAGATTGTGGTATTGGGATGGTGCTGCTAGTATATCTCAATTAGCAGTTAATGGTACGACTAACCCATCTGAATGCAAATTCACAGTTACGGTTCCAGAGATAGAGATTTTGGATGTGATTGAAATTATCCCGTGTTCGGATAAAGCTGTAAAATCTATTGAAAGTGTACCGGTATGGGCAAGGTAATGGAAGATAGAATAAAACAGTTTCTAAATATTGGCTCTGGCTCTGGCTCTGGCTATGGCGATGGCTATGGCTATGGCTCTGGCTCTGGCTCTGGCTCTGGCTCTGGCTATGGCTATGGCTATGGCTATGGCTCTGGCGATGGCGATGGCTCTGGCTATGGCGATGGCGATGGCTCTGGCGATGGCGATGGCTCTGGCTCTGGCTCTGGCTCTGGCTATGGCGATGGCTATGGCTATGGCTCTGGCTCTGGCTCTGGCTCTGGCTATGGCTATGGCTCTGGCGATGGCGATGGCTCTGGCGTAAAATCCATAAATGGAAATTCTATTTATGTAGTAGATAATATACCTACTATTATCACAAATGTAAAAGGTAATATCGCAAAAGGTTTTATCCTTCAGTCTGACTTATCTCTTACTCCCTGTTTTATAGTAAAAGAGAATAATCAATTTTCTCATGGTAATACTCTACATGAGGCATTTGAATCTTTACAAGAAAAGCTTTATGATGATAGTACAGAAGAGGAAAGAATAGATAAGTTTAAAGAACATTTTTCCGACTTTTCTAAAAAGTATTCTGCTAAAGACTTGTTTATATGGCATCATGTACTCACTGGGAGTTGCAAGGCTGGAAGAGAAGCTTTTTGCAAGGATAAAGGTATAGATGTAAACAATGATAGGTTTACCGTCTATGAGTTTATAGAACTGACTAAAAATTCGTATGGCGGTGATATTATCCGCAGACTATCTTAACTTAATCCCGGTTTGCTTTGATCGGCACTCCGGGAGCAATTTAAACCACTTTAAATAATATAAGATATGAAAGAAGAAAAAGAATTAACCATTAGAGAGAAAGAATCTGTATTTGAGATTCAAACAGCAGATTTGAGTAAAGACAATCTTCCTTCTTTGGATGATGCCCAAGAACTTCCAATAGACTTGTGCGGTAATTATTGGTCTCCAGAACAGGCTGGAGAATTTAAGAAAATATTTTTTGTAGAAATCAAACCACAAAAGGTATTGAGTGCTACCAATCCAGATGAATTAATAGATTTAGATTGTGCTTTCTTCTTAGAAAGAAAGGCGGACGGAACAGTTCAAACTATAACTAACGGTTCCAGAAGATTAGTCGGTATTTTGGAGCAATATATTGAGAATGGTGCTCTTAAAAAAGGAACTCCCCTTAAAATCACGTACATGGGTAAAAGGAAGAATAAAACCAATAATTTCCAATCAGACAATTGGTCTGTCAAACCCCTGCTTATAAACTTACCTGTTGCCGGCTAATGGAAGCATTTGACTTGAATGGATTTGCAGAAGGGGAAGAACTCAACCCTTCTGCTTATAATCCGGAAGATTATCCTACCAAAGAAGAAATGCTTGATTTTATATACTCAAATTCTCACAAACCACCCGTTAATATTGATTTGAAAGAATTAAGCGTTAACGGACTGGTTAAGCGAGATCCAATGGAGATGTATTTGAAAAGCAAGCATATTTCTTCTTCTAACCTCAAAAATGCCCTCAAGACTCCTCGTTCATTTTACTATGATTATGAAAGGGTATTTGAGGAAAAAGAAAAGCCCTGTTTTCAACTAGGCACATTTGCCCACATGGCATTCTTGGAGCCACGTTTATTTGAACTTGTCAAAGTAGAACCTAAATGCAATCAATCTTCCAAAGACGGTGTAATAGTTATGATTAAGTTCTATAACGAGTTATTATCAAATGATAAAAACTATGTTCCAGATGTCGAAGAAGAAATGCCCTCTGAAAAATGGAACTTTAGCGATCTTAAAGATTACCGTGATTATAAAAAACAGAAATGTTTGGATCTGGGTTACTCCTTTATCAGTGAAGATATGAGTATGATAATAAAAGCTCTTGAGAGAAACTATTATTGGTATGGTGGTGGTATTATCCCCCAATTATTGAAAGGGGCTTATTCAGAGGTGTCTTTTTATGGCAAGGATGAAGAAACAGGGTTAGATGTTAGAGTTAGGCCGGATTATTTTAATGTAGAGGAAAATATTGGTGTAAATGCTGTAATTTCCTTCAAGACCACACGAGCCGATGATCTCGGTAAGTTCTACTATGATTGTGCGAAGCTTAAATACGAGCTTTCAGAAGGAATGTACCAAGAAGTAATGAGTAGTATTACAGGACGAAACTTTAATGTAACAATAATGATAATGTTACAGACAGTTGAGCCTTTTGATGTTGCTGTTCTATTCTGGTCTCCTGATGATCTTGCAAATGGCAAATATAAATATCACTATGCTCTTTCCATCGTAAAGGACTGCTTTGAAAAGAAGTGGTTCCCCGGCTATGATGCTAATGCGGAAGAAGGTGCCCGTGGTATTATTGATATGCAACTTCCGGAATGGAGTAAGAAAATGCTTCATCCGGTTGCTATTGACGATATTGTATGATTAACTAAAATAAAAAACAATGATTGATTTAAAAGACTACTCTCCAGAAGAAGTTCAATTCAAACTTCCAACAACAGTAAAGTTTCCAGAGATTATATTTCCCGATTGTGTATGTATGGATGATATAAAAAAGAAACTGGCGGAGAACTTTATTGCCATTCAGGAAAAAGATGTAATAGCCAATCGGGTGATGGATGATTATGAAATCTCAACTATTCGTGCTAATTACGGTGAAATTGCGGAAGAACAGATGCCGGAATTAGAAGCGCAATTAGAGTCGTTAAAAGCTAAATTCAATAATGAAAAGAAGGAGTTTGAAGCGAAAATTTCAGCGTTACATACCCAATTTAAGGACCTTGTTAATCTTGCTAAAAAAGGAGTTAGAGATTATCCCCTAAAAATGATTGATACCTTCCGTATCCCTGTTATGGGGTATTATTTGTATTACTCATGGGTGAATGATGCTTTTCGTTTGGCATTGGTTCAGGAAATTCCGAAACACGAATACAATGACTTGTTTAACTCTGGAGAAAAGAACCAGGAAGCATTTAAGGAATTAGGTTATGATCTTCCTAATATTGATTTCAAGGATACACGAAGAAATGTTCGTCAGTTTGGTGAGGGTGAGAATATTGTTGAGGTATGGGAAGAAGATGGATATGATGTTTGGTTGGAACAATGGATAGAGGATTTGGTTGATTCATCAACCGGTGAATCTACACCTGTTCAACGACATGAATTACATCGTTCTCCAATAGAAGAAAGTCCATGGAGAAAGGAGGAAAATAATGACGAGACTAGCACACAAGAAGGGGAGGCCATCGAAGTATCGGAAGAGCCTGAAGAATAACCCATATTGGGAGGAAGTGAAACGAAAGGTTCGTATTCGTGACGGGCATCGTTGCCAAGTATGCGGTAAAACCTACAATTTAGAGATTCATCATAAAGTCTATGAGGTTGCGGGATATTCTATCGTAGGTCATGAATTAGAGTTCTTGTATTGCCTTGAAACGCTATGTGAAGATTGTCATGCAATGAAGCATGGTAAATAAATAATCCCGGTGTCCGTTGGTTCGGTATCCGGGAACTATTTTTAAAATAACTTATATGAAACAGATTAGTACTAAACAAGCACAACGTAACAGAGAAATAGCCAAGATTAAGGAAAACCTTCCTTCCTATTGTGTTATATGTGGTAAACCGGCTGTAGATGCTGCACATTTAGTTCCCAAAAGCATGTATCCCGAGCACTATACAAATCCCTTGAATATAGTTGGATTGTGCCGGGAATGCCACAATAGGTATGATAATGATCTATCCTTTAGACGCAAACAAAAGCGTCTAATAGAGCGTGTGAAGTCTTTTGATGAATGTGCAGCAAATAGATATTTTCGTTTATGAATAGTTATCAATTAACCTCTAAATTAAAGAAGATACGTTCTGATACATATCTTACAGCGATAGATCAAGCTCTTTACCATGAGCTTGTATCTACTTGTAATGAAAAGGGGTGGAAAGATGTATTTGAAATTAAAAATCTTCAATTATGTTCTAATCTGAATATAACAGAGAAGACCCTGATAAAATCACGTCAATCTCTGAATAATGCCAAATTGATTTATTATCAAACATGCAAAGATAAACGAGTTGGGTGCTATTATTCGTTTTCTCCTTTACTTTCAACTGGAATAAATACAGGTGATAATACAGTTGAAAGTACAGTTGATATTATAAATGAAAATGCGGAAGAAGCGAATACGGACAAGAGTGATTTAAAAATATTATCACCTGTATTATCAACTTTACTTTTTACTGGAATAATTCCAGTTGATAAAAAAGTTTCTCCTTTACTTTCAACTGGAAATACTCCAGATGATATTGGAAATACACCTATTATAGTAATTAATAAAACTATAAACGTAGATAGTCACGCACGTGTGCGTGAGATTCCCCCCTCTCCAAAGAAGAGATCCCGAAAAGAAAAAGGGGATGAAACTCCGTTGGTTTATCCTTTCACTTCTATGGCTTTTATGTCTGCATGGGAAGCACTCCGTAAAACTCCTAAATGGAAGAAGAAGCTTAATTATGCCCTTCAGCTTTCATTAAACAAACTATCCAATTTTGAGGAAGAGTTTGCTATCCGGCAAATTGAAAGAGCTATTGAGTCTGATTGGACGGGAGTCGTATTTACGGGAACTGAACGAGATTATCAAGAATGGTTAAAATTGAAGTATGGAAACAATCAGAAATCAAATCAATCCTCAAAGTGTGCCGTTAAAGTTCGGACGGTCAAGTTATGATGCAGTTGCTTTCAGGAACTCTTCAGATCTTTTCCGTAGGTGCTGTTTATTGGCATGCCCCGAATTCACTGTTGATGAAAGAAATCGTGAGTTTATGAACGAGCTTTTTTTATATCTCATCAAGGGATCGGAAAAACTAAATAGCAACAAAGGTTTATTACTGTATGGTCCTGTTGGAACTGGTAAATCCACGATATTGAAAATTATACAATTGTACGACAGGTATAGCAACGGTAAAGACGAAACCGGATATTACTTATCTGGTGGATTTCCTATTGAATCAGCTACATTCATTTCCAATCAATACACCAGAAAGGGAGTTGATGGTATTTCTAAATATGATGGGTTAAACGGCATTGCCCTAGGTATTGACGAAGTAGGGAAAGAACCAAGGGTGAAATACTTTGGTTCTGAAATGGATATAATACAGTATATTCTCCAATCCAGATATGACAATCGTAGGATATGCAAAACGTTTATGACTACCAATATGCAACCGGAAGAGTTTGAGCCTAAATATGGGGAATATATCGCAGACCGAATCAATGAAATGTTTAATGTAATCGAATTGAAAGGATCTTCCCGCAGATGAGAATACTCCTAAACATCCTCCTTCTCCTAGGAGTGAACATCTTATTTTACCTGGTGGTATATGCGATAGCGAACCACCTGATGGATAATATCAATTAAGACTAGATAAAAATGAAATTAGTTCATGGCAGTTTATTCAGCGGCTTTGATGCCCCTAGCGTTGCAGCTTCATGGATGGGATGGGAAAATGCCTTTCACTGTGAGATAAACCCTTTTTGCAACGAGATACTAAAATATTGGTTTCCTGATTCAGAACATTATGAAGATATTACAAAAACAGACTTTAGTCAATGGAAAGGAAGAATCGATGTCCTCACAGGCGGATTTCCTTGCCAGCCTTTCTCCCTCGCAGGTCAGAGAAAGGGAGCGGATGATAACCGCTACCTCTGGCCGCACATGCTCCGTGCTATACGAGAAATCCGACCCGCTTGGGTTATTGGTGAAAACGTTGCTGGAATCCTCACGATGGTTCAGCCCGGCAAGGAGACTGAAGTGGAAAGCCAAACCTCTCTTTTCGGAGAAGATAACCGAAAAAGAATATTGCTACGACAAGAGTATGTTGTCGAAACCATCTGTAAAGACCTTGAGCGAGAAGGATATTCCGTCCAACCGTTGCTTATTCCGGCTTGTGCCGTCGGAGCGCCCCACAGAAGAGACAGAGTGTGGTTTATTGCCCACTGTGCAGACTCAAGGACTGAAGATGTGCGACGAGAACGGGAAGACAAGGTTTTATCCGATAGAATTACTCCCGACACCAATGGCAAGCGATGCAACAACCGGAGCGATAATCGGCAGGAACGACCATTTTGTTACGACTGGAAACGGCACCCTAAGGAAGGTCAATCAGAACGGAATAAACGGAAGTGTAGGGCTTGCGAGAATGGTGCAAATACTTCCTACCCCAACGATGAGAGATTACAAAGGTGCTCCAACAATAGAAAGTATCCAAAAGAGAGGGAGAAATCCAATGACCAACAATCTTGCAGATTGCTTTGCACAAACTGGGAAAAGTTCCCAACTCAATCCCCTGTTTGTCGAGGAAATGATGGGCTTCCCTTTGATGTGGACAACCTTACCATTCCTTTCACAAAGTGGAGACAGGAATCAGTCAAAGGATACGGAAACGCCATAGTTCCGCAGGTGATTCTTGAAATTTTCAAAGCGATAGAAGAATTGGACAATTAATTAAAATATTTTCAATGAATACAACCTTTGAGAAATCGGTTAATACCACCGATGAATGGTACACGCCAAAAGAAATTATAGACGCATTGGGAAAGTTCGATTTAGATCCATGCGCTCCGGTTAAACCGCTTTGGCAAACAGCTACACAAATGTACAACAAGAACCATGACGGATTAACTAAAGATTGGGTAGGTCGTGTTTGGCTTAATCCTCCTTATTCCCGTCCGCTTATTGAACAGTTTATAAAACGGATGGCAGAACATGGAAACGGAATTGCATTACTCTTTAATCGTTGTGATTCAAAGATGTTTCAGGATGTCATATTCGAAAAGGCAACAGCGATGAAGTTTTTGCGTAACCGGATTAGGTTCTTCCGGCCTGATGGGACTCGTGGAGATTCGCCCGGTTGCGGCAGTGTCCTAATAGCTTTCGGTGAAGATAATGCCGATATATTAAGAACTTGCGATATCGCAGGTAAGTATATACGAATCAATTAGAGTAAAACCTTGCAAGTTCTTGAAGAATTATCAAGGATTTGCGTAAAACAAGATAGACATGAGCAAATACAGTGAATGCCATTACGCCTTTACCTCTACAGTAGCCCATCTGCGGAAGATAAACCAAGTTCTTACTCTTTTGAAAAACGAAAAATGATCTAATCATGACTCGCAATCAATTTATTCATTACTCCTATCGACATAGTGAGATCATTATCTGGCATCAAAAGCACCCAGAAGTAGATATTGAATGTATGCTGATAGGGGTAGATTTCGATCACGAATTATTTCATCTTGTTCCTATCGACTTAGATTATTACGAAGATAGATCGTATTGGCTTCCTTATACATCATGCGACAAACAGTTTAAGAAGCCTAAGATGAAAGTGGTAAGGAGTGATAGAACAATAGTAACTAAATAACTAAAACAGAAATGAATATAGATAAATTTATTAATAGTACTATCAAAAGCTATGATGAATATCGAAAGAATTGTGACATTATAGCTAAGGAGGCGCAAAGATATATCGACTTTGATAAATTCGTTTCTTGCGAATATATCAATGGCGTAGGACTTAGTATATTGGTAACATTATCTGAAACAGATGATTATACTATTCCTGAATGTGTATGTCCTGTAGTAGATTTCTTTGAATATGCCAAAGGTAAGGACAAACTATCAGTGGATGACATTAAAAAACTATCATTATGAAACAGACATTAGAAGAAGCAGCAAATAGCATCAGCGGTGTACATCCTGATTGGAGTCGATTAGAATGTTTCAGAAAAGGATTTAAAGAAGGCGCTAAACAACAGGCAACGCAATCCTATCTTGATTGGATTGAGAAAATGAAAGAAAGATATACGTAAAACAGGATAGAAATTTAATTTATAACAAAAAAAGAAAGGAATCAATATGGAAGGAGATTTATATGCAGTATGCGAACTAACGCCTGAACAACAAAGAGCTTTTAATAGACTAAAAAAGGCGTATAAAGACTGTGAAAAGGCAGGAATTTACTTTGCTAACAATTACGGTGATTTGATGGCTTTTAATAAAAAACTTGTAGCGGGATATGGAGATATGATGATGCATGCCGATGGAGAATATGAGGTAGTACTTGATTGTGGTTGTCCGGCTGAATCTATGCGAATTGCTAATGAATGGGCTGATGATATTCATGTATTAGGTTTAACTAAAAAAGGCATGAAATTATATTTGCAGGAAGAAGATTAATTCAATAAAAGATAGATATGAGCATAAAGATAAGTAAAGAGGCGTATGAGAAACTAACCAAAGAGGATTTGGATTTTCTCAATAAACATTGCCCGGATAGTTTAGAATTAGATCATATTAAAGCAATTATTCGCAGTTCCATCGACTGGAATTATCCGAAAAAGGCTAAGAGCATGTGCCTTAAAGATAAAACAAAAGTACTAGCATAAAAAGATACAGAAAGGAGGATTAACTATGGGATTTACAACAGCAGCGTTTATTAGACGCAATACACCGGAGCTTTGGAAGAAGTTGGAGGAGTTGGGATATAAAAATTATGGCAACCCTTTTCAAATAACTGATGATAGCAAATTAATTACAACTATTGATGGTGAATATGTCCCTTATAATGTACCACTAAACGATAGTTTTATTAACTGCGGAATAAACGAAGAACTTTTCTTGGCAATAGCCGCATTGAGGGATGATACAAACGAAAATCAATGGTTTGTAGCAGATTCACCGCTTAGCGTTTCTTATGATGATGCTGTGGGTAACGACCATTATTTTACAGAGCCTAAAGGTAGCGTATTCTTTTGGGATGAAAATTGGATGCACGCAACAATCATTTCAGGGTATTATCACAAGGCTACCGTAGAAGAGCTAATCGAACACTTTAAAGAAAAGGAGGAATAAAATGAATCGTACAATAAAAAGGGATGCCTGCAACATCCCTACGAAAATAGCATTAAGCAACTTTCTTATCGTTTATCAAAAAAGAAAAGTACTTGGATCTCTTAGGATAAATCCTTTTACCGTTCTTCACGATATACCTACAGAAAATGCGAGTTTTGCAATCCTCGTTTTGTGTTTGATTTTTCAAGCTAACACCTCCTTTCTGTTTTGCCTACCCACCTGCAAGATAGATAGGCTCGTTATTAGCTACACCCTGTCAAGCGTAACTAAAAAAGCCCAAAGCTTGCAGGACAATGGGCTTAATGTCTTCTCTTGGAGATTGACTAAGGAGGCGAATGACAGTTCGCCAGATTGGAGGTGTTAGCTTCCAAATCAAACACGGTGCAAATATAAGTCTTAATCTTGCACTTAATTATTAAATTAACTCTTTTAATACGTAGATTAACATTTGTGAGAATGATAAAATTGTCAGTAAAATCAATTTAATAAAATAATATTATGGTATTGCGTACAATAAAATTCAGAGGGAAGTCAGTCTTAAATGACGAATGGATTTATGGTGATTTAGTTCATAGAATTGATAGCCCAAAAACAATTTCTCCGGTACAAATCAATGGTATTGGTGTTAAAGAACAAACCGTAGGTCAGTTCTCCGGTTTATTCGACAAGAACGGAAAAGAAATCTATGAAGGAGATATTCTTCACACTATTACATTTGGTTTTAATCCAGAAGAATATACAGCTATTATCCTATATCGTAATTGTAGTTTTCAACTTTCTAATGGTCGAAATTTATTCTATTTCGGGCAATCTGATCTTACAAAAATGGATGATACTATCGTGATTGGAAATATCTACGATAACCCAGATTTAATCAAGGAGGAATGACAATGAAGAAAATAATGTTCAATGATAAATTCGGCTTAACGCAAGCCGTATTGGATGGTCGAAAGACTATGACGAGACGTATTTCGGAAGACCAAATACGCAACAGTATCTTTTGTAAGAGTGGTTATGAAAGCATACATGGGTATGAAATAAAGCCTAAATACAAGGTTGGTGAAGTTGTTGCCATTGCGCAAAGCTATAGGGATTCAGGCTATTCCCCAGACTCACTAGACAGGCATCCGAAAGATTTAAGCATTCGTGGCTTTCTGAAGGATTCCGCAGGATGGAATAACAAAATGTTCGTTAAGTCGTATGCTTGTAAGCATCACATAAAGATAACCAATATAAAAATAGAGCGTTTGCAGGATATATCCGATGAAGATTGCTTGAAAGAGGGGATTATACATGCGTATACCGATAATGATGGAATAAAGAGATATCATACCCCTCACACAAAAAGAGGATACCTGTCAACAGACATACCTCAACAAGCTTTCGAATTCTTGATAAATAAAGTATCCGGCAAAGGTACATGGGAAAGTAATCCGTTTGTATTTGCTTACGAGTTTGTGTTATTTGACTAAAGGAGGAATAGCCATGCCAATAAGCGAAGTAGCAGAACTAATACTTAAAATCGCATTATTCATCCTCAATGCCACAACCGTTGCCATCATTGTAATTTTAATAAGCAAATGGCACAGACGCATGGAGGGCAAGCTGAATGACATCAAAAGTTATATTCAGCACGTAACGGATCGCAATGACATCGTATACATCAATCAGCTTGAAGAGATAAAAAGAATACTGATAGAGTCTGAACGTTACGAAGATGCAGCTAAGATAAGCAAGTGCATTGAGGATGAATACAGTAATCTTAAAAGAAAAATGGAAAAGTAATAAAAAAGATATGGAACTAAAAGAATTAACAGCGAGAATATGTGATCTTTTTGGGTGTGCCAGTGTTGATACACTCCCGGATAAGATAATGTTTGCTTTATTTTCTCAAAATCCGACAATGTATTTTGATAAATACAAAGAAGTGTGTCCGGATTTGACTGTAGACTGGCTACAAAGGGTGTATCAGTTTTATCATGCAGATAGGACCGAGAAGAAACAGGATTATACGCCAGTGGCTCTTGCTAAACTTGTTGCTTATCTTAGCTATATGCCAGGCGAAAAAGTGGTCTATGACTGCTGCTGTGGTTCCGGAGCTTTGTCTATCCAAAAGTGGTGCGCTAATCCGAAATTGAAATTTATCTGTGAGGAGTTGGACGAAAAGGTATTGCCAATCCTTTTATTTAATCTCTGTATCCGGAATATTGAAGCTACTATTGTGAATAGAGATATTTTATCTGGCGATATTTTCCATTCATACAGTACAGTGAAGGGGGCTATGTATGCTTCTGTCCAACGTCCTATGTTCCCGGAAACAGAACTCCAGAAAGCGGATGTAAGCGTGTCAAACCCTCCTTTCAATTTAAAATCTTCAGTTTCCGAAGATATTACAAAGGATTTACCTTTAAAATACACCTGTAATTTTGCTTTTGTAGCTCATTGCCTGCAAAGAGGCGAACGATGCGCATTGATTCTACCTAGAGGTGTTTTAACAAGCAAAGAAGAACTAGAGTGTCGGAAGTATCTTATATCTAAAGGTTGGCTGAAAGCTGCTATCTCTTTACCAGAAAAGATGTTTGAATCTACCTCTGTTGCTACATGTATTCTCTTGCTTGATAAGAAAAATATAAGCAAAGAGGTAATGCTTGTTAATGCGGAAAAAATGAAATCAGTTGAGGTGAGAGAACAACGTGGAGAAGGTAATGCTTCACATTATAACCGTATTTACAAAAAAGAGTTCAACACTTTTTCAGATGAACAAATCGCTGCTATATGTGAGCTTACAACAAAAGAGCAAGATTCATTTTCAAAAAGAATCTCCCAGGAAGAATTGGAAGAGCATGGGTATAACTTGACTATTGGTCCATATTTATCTATTGAATTGGAAGGAACGATTCATCGTGACTTTAATGCCATCATATCAGATATTAATCGTATTATCCGTGAACGCAATGTTATTAAAGTTACTGTCAATAAAGTATGGGCGGAAAGGCTGGGGCTTGCAGAGGTAATAAGTGATTGTGAAGCAACTAATGAAGTTGTAAAAGCCATAAATGAAAGTTTTTCTTTGTTCAAAAATTATGAAGTAAAAGAAAAAATTATTGAGAACAAATATATCCAGTCATCTAATAGTAAGGTTTTTGTGATTGAAAATACAGATAAGGAGATATTGTCAAGTATCATGCCTTTCTTCATGAATATGTATAAACAACATCTTTATTATCTCAACAATGAAGAAAACAGGCTTCTTGCGGAGCTTAGGGATTCAATGCTTCCTCTGTTAATGAATGGAGATTTAATGTTAAAAGACAGTGACGAATAATTATGAACCAAGAAGACAGCAACCTACTGGAGGAATGTATGAAGGAAGCTGGTAGGTTACTGAAATAGTTACTTCAATAGTTTTGTGTGCTACTATAAGCCCTATTAGGGCTTTATTCGGTATTTTTAGTTTGTGAAATGGATAAAATTAAGAAAAGATGTGTGCTGCACCTAAAGGAAACCAATTTTGGAAGTTAAGAAGTAAACATGGACGTGACAAGTTGTTTGCTACTCCTGATTTATTGTGGGAAGCGGCTTGTGAATATTTCGCTTATTGTGATAAGCACCCTTGGAAAGTGGTAAAAGATAAAACAAAGGGTAAAAATAAAGAAAAGGAGGAATCTCCTACTCAATGCCCCTATACTCTAACAGGATTATGCTCCTATTTAGATGTTAGTGAGGAATATTGGAGAGAATTTAAGAAAGCTGGACATGAAGATTTTTTTGGGGTCATTACACGTGTAGAAAACATAATCAAGTCTCAACAGCTAGAAGGTGCTATTGTCGGAGCGTTTAATGCTAATATTGTCTCTCGCATTAATGGATTGGCGGACAAGCAAGAAATAGATCATACTAATGCAGGCAAAGAGTTTAAGGGATTCAACTTTTTACCATATACTCCTGAAGTAGGCAAAGAAAAATGATTGAGAGTAAAGTCAACATAAAGCAAAGGTTAGCGTACAATTATCTTCGTGATAATGAAACGAAATTTTTGTTGTATGGTGGAGCCGGTGGAGGTGGTAAGTCTTGGCTGGGCTGTGAATGGTTAATGCAATGCGCTTATTACTTACCCGGCACACGTTGGTTTGCGGGAAGAAATAATTTAAAAGATAGCCGCCAATCAATTACTGTCACATTTGATAAAGTTGCAAAGTGGCATGGCTTCACATCATTTACCAATACGGATGATGGAATATCATTTTATAATGGTTCAGAAATAATCTTCCTTGATCTGACATATTATCCGGTTAAAGATCCAATGTACGAAAGATTAGGATCTAAAGAGTTTACTGGAGGTTGGATAGAAGAGGCTGGGCAAGTTCATTACCTCGCTTTTGAAGTCCTTAAAACTCGCATAGGGAGACATTTAAATGATGTTTATAATATACAGGGGAAAATATTAATAACATGTAATCCTAAAAAGAATTGGCTTTATAGAGACTTTTATAAACCATGGAAAGAAGAAAAATTATATTCTCCTTATGCTTTCATCCCCGCATTAGTTCAGGATAATCCATACGCAACAGATGATTATCTTGAATCTTTACGGAACACAAAAGACAAAGTAACAAAAGAGCGTTTGCTTTATGGAAACTGGGAATATGATAGTGATCCAGCCGTACTATGCGAATACGATGCTATATGCGACTTATTTGTAAACGACCATGTTAAAGCCGTCGGCATCTCTTCCGCTTCTGCTGACCTTGCAATGAAGGGGCGTGATAGATTTGTGGCCGGGCATTGGATCGGAAATGTTTGTACTATCCGAATAGATAAAGATTTCAGTCCAGGAAAGATGATTGAGACCGATCTAAAAAATATGATGATAGAGTGCAAAATTCCTCGTAGTATGACGATTGTAGACTCTGACGGATTAGGAGCCTACCTAGAAAGTTACTTGACAGGAATCAAAGAGTTTCACGGAGGTAGTAGGCCAATAAACCCAGAATATGATAATCTTAAATCAGAATGCGCTTTTAAGCTTGCAGAATTGATTAATTCTCGGAGTTTAAGGGTTGTGTGTTCCGAACATCAAAAAGAGCATATAACGGAAGAATTAGGCGTATTAAAACAGGATCATATAGACGCTGATACTAGAAAGAAGGGTATTATCAGCAAAGATAAAATGAAGGAGATATTAGGTCGTTCTCCTGATTATTTGGATATGTTGATAATGGCAATGTTTTTTCGAATTAAACCTATACCACAAAGACCAAAAGCAAAATTAGGACAGATATGACAGTAAAAGAATTTTTAATAAAGAGCGATGTTTGCCGAGATCAGGAAGAATTGAGAAAGCAGATAGAGGAACTTCCGAAGCCGGAATTTATCGGGAATAAGCGCACTCCTTCCGATTTGAATGATATAACCATGGGACAGCTGATAATGCTTCAATCTATGGGAGATTCTAAAGATGTTGCGTTGATTCCTTGTAAGACTATCCTTGGCATGAAAGAGAAAGAGATTTTGAAATCAAAGGCAGAGGTAGTTCTTGGTTTCTCGATGTGGGTTATAACGGAAGTAGAGCATATCAGCAAGTTATTTGCATCTACAAGTATTGAGTTAACTCCTATTCAAAAAAAAGCCGGGTATGGGGATTTAAGATTTGGTGCTTTTGGAATTATCCATCGATATGCTCAAATGATGGGTATAAGCAATCATGATGATGTAGAGGATGTTCCATGGATAAGAATTTATAAATGTTTTGATATGGAGAAAAAAATAGCGCTATGCAAAATTAAGGAGAGTAAAATTATTGAGCATGAGAGTGAATTAAAAGCAAAACGATAGTATGACAACAGTAGAGCAAAAGATAAAAAGCGTAGTTGATAAGATGGAGGGATTGACCTATGTCTTTGATAATTGGCAAACCGCCAATTTGAGGTTAGATAAGCTTCCTTTTCCAGCAGTGGTAAATGTACTTCCTGTTTCCGGACGCTTTAACCTGAACAAAAATCAATTAAAAGATTATCCAAATTGCTTGATTGCTTTCATGGATAAGATAGATTTTGATTTCGACGGAACAGAAGCAGATCAGAAAGTAGAGCTTTGCAAAAGCTATGCTAAAGAGTTTATACTTCGTTTGAATGAAAGTGGATTATTTGAGTACATAGAAGGAGATATTTACTATTCTACTACCTATGACGGGTTGGATTCTAATGTGGCTATTGTTGCAATAGAACTGCAGTTGAAGGAAAGACAAGGCCTTTTGCTTTGTTACGGTAAGGCTATAGGTGAAATATTCAAAAAGATAAGGGATTCTCTTTATGGCAGGGAAGGATGAAGCATTAGGAATTATAAAATATGAGTTAACCGATCTCCGCCAAAGGATAATCGACAATCATATAAGAGCGAGGCAAAAAGCTAGCGGAAAAACTATTGCAAGCTTACGGGTTGAAATAACAGAAAACAGCGGTATTCTTTGGGGAAGGAAAGCTTTTGGGACCTTAGAAACCGGAAGAAGGCCGGGAAGAGTTCCTAAAGGATTCTATAAAATAATCCTTGACTGGATAGAGGCTAAAGGGATAAGGGTAGAGAAACCTAAAACTTTCGCTTATTTCATTGCGAGAAAGATTGCAAGAGAGGGCACGCAACTTTATAGAGACGGAGGTAGAGATGATATTTACTCAAAAGAAATTGAACGCACAATTCAGTCTGTCATGGAGAAAGTTTTCGGCATATTCGAAAGAGATATTAAACATATAAATTTAAATAGCAATGAGAACAGAGGAGTTTAATGGACATACAATAACATATCCGGATGAAACTTGTTTTGCTTTTAATCCGCAAATTATAACGATAGATAATTTAACAGGTTCTGTTATATTTTATGTTGGTGACTATTCAGATATGAGGGATCCTATATCAGGTAAGGTATCTATCGACATTTCAGAATATCTAAGATCGCTACTTAGATTTGATTACGCAACTAGACCTAACTCAAAAAACATTCATGTTCAAATTGATGTTGATGGTTCGACATTTGAATTTTATATAAATGTGATTTGGGGAGCTATGAATATAGGGGAGGTATTTAACCCTTCAAGGACGGTTATTATGTTTAGAAACTTCCCTTCTACTATTTCCATTTATAGCAATGGAGAAATAAATGTAAGATATGATGCGGAAAAATATACCTCTGTTGAAGTTGAAAAAACTGGGTTATTACACAAAGATTTCTCCAAATTATTCAAGGATGCAAAGGAGTTCGGCATGATTAAGATACTTAATACCCCAGAGGCTCCCAGCACATTTCAATATACTTTCGATCGGACGTTTAAACCTCTTCCTGATGATGCTGTATTTATCAAAGTATTGTTTAATGATTGTGATAAAGGAATATATCTTCGTTGGTTAGACCGTCACGGATTCCTTCAGTATTGGCTTTTCCAAGAGGGGGACTTGACCGGACAATCTTCCAATGAAGGGGAGCAATTAAACGTTGATTATAGCAATATAAAATACGTTTACAATGGAATGAGCCGTTATCAAGGCAAAACATATCAAACGACACGAAAGGCTTGTGCTACGCTCGTAGAACGAGAAACATTCAATATGTTATCTTCTATTCATTCTTCTCCCATTGTTGATATGTATATTGATGAAAACTGGATACCGGTTAATATTGTGGCCGGATCATTTACAGATAATGGAGCAGACCTTCAAGACTTTGAAATTCAAATAACTATGCCGGAAACTATTACACAGATGCTATGATAAGAGACGAATTATATATTAATGGTGATAAGGTCGATGTCGGAGATACTGATATTAGCCTGAACTATAAAAGCAATCTACTCACTGATATTAGTAAGATCGTGAGCAATAACAGTTATACGATAAAACTTCCTAAAACAGCAAAGAATCTGGCTTTGATTGAGTGCGCACATCTTCCCAGTTCAACTACTAAATTCCCATATCTTAAGCATGTAGGGAATGTTTTACGGAATGGAATAATAATTGTGAAAGATGCGAATGTTGTTTTGTTATCTGTGTCTGAATATATCGAAACCGCTTTGTCCTGGGGAAATGTAACTAATTTTGCGGAAATAGTAAGTAGTGATAAGAAATTGACAGATTTGGAATATGGCACAGAAGAGGGAACAGATTGGGTAGTATGGAACAATAAAGGAAGTAATTCCGCACAATTTCCCTTGATTAATTACGGATTTAATTCCGGTGATTCGAATGTGTGGTATCATCCGGCAATTACTGTCAAATGGATCTTAGAAAAGATTCAAGAAGAAAGCGGAGTAACGTTTAATTTCCCTTCTGATAAAAAGACTTTTATAGATAAAATGATTGTTCCTCTTCTAACGAGGAATGATTCACAAAAGATAAACGATGCTTTCCCATCTTCTTTGCAAATGGTTGGATATGTGATAGTAGAAAGCACTTTTTCTTATCTAAAGTTAAACTATATAGGAGATAGTACCCAACAGTATGCAAGTGTTGGTGGTCCTTATGGAGATAGATTGTATACCAAATATCCTATCACATTGAAAGTTAAAGGAACTATTGAAATGTTGGTTCAATACAATTCTGGGATGGACGTAAATAACCAGTATTTGAATTTGAGAGTGTCACAGTCTGATTCTTCTGGTAATATATCTAGCGTATCTACTATAGAAAGAAAAAACTATGCTGCATATATTGAGGCTCCTAACGTTAGATTACTTTTCAATTTTGACGATCTAGTATCTATTGAATCTGACGAATTTATGCATTTTACTATAAAAGCCATTGCTACAGGAGCAAGTAGTAGCGTATTGTCTTTAACGGTGTATGATCGTAATGAAATATCTTTTGGTGAGAAATTCCCCTTAGTTCCCAATCTTCCGGACATCAAGCAAATAGACTTCATTAAAGCCGTTGCCTCAATGGTCGGTTTGTTTGCCTTACCGGATGGCGAAAACGGGATCAAGTTTATTCCCTTCGATAATCTGTCTGCAAACAAATCTAAAGCTGTAGACTGGACGAATCGTGTGATAATGGCTTATAATAGCGTAACGCCAAGAAACTTACA